AGAATATATGCCGAGTGTATATGCAGAATCAACTGTTCGACGTAAAGTACCCCGTCCTCAAGACCGTGAACCAGATTAAAAAACCGAAAAAAAAATGTGCCGCGACAGCAAAGGACCAAGACTTGTATTCGGACAACGACAACGATGATGACGACGACGACGGTGACGAAGACGGTGACGAAGACCGAGTTGTCGTCAATCATACTCAGCAGTTTGCATTGTATAAATCTAAGAAGGCGGCGGCACCCTCCACATCGGTGTTGTCTTTTATGTACACCAAAAGCGTTTGTCCCAAATGTAATCGAACATGTTGATGCCGATGCCCACGTCGATGCCGATGAACAGTATTAATATATACACACACAATATGTATGTAATAAAATCAAAAATGTATAAAATAATAAATTTATTTATCAATCATGATGGCGTTGTCTATTTCTTTGACGAGGAACTGTGAGAGATCGCTGATTTCGTCGTCCGTTAAATGTTGATAGTCGATGAAGGTCTGCAGTATGTGCAGGATGTGGCCGTTGTAGTACACTTGATTGCAAAAGTAATCGATCTGACCGTGCGTCAGTCTGATTCCGTCGGCAGCGTCGAGAATGGTGCACACGTCCTGCGTGGTGATGTCCCGATTGATGAACATTCGTATGATTTGCGTAAATTTGCTGCAAAACGTTTCGTCCCGTTCCAGGTCTTTGAGGTAGTGCTTGAGATTTAGATTGACCATGGCAACCTTTGCCGCTACCGGCATATTGCTGAACACTTGATTTACGAAATTTTTAAAAAAGTCCATTGTGTACTCGTTAGTCGACAGAGCTCTTATTCTTATTTAAAATTGCGTCAAACGCCTTTTCCAGATCCCGTTTCTTTTTTACACTCTTAGCTTTACCGGTGGGTATGTGTACTGTCGTCGACTCGTCCTTAATGTAATACACTTGCAGCATCAGCAGGAATATGACGAACACTAACAGCAGAAACAATAGTAGATTTGTAAACCCTTCGTTTTTGTCGAAAACGAAACCGATTACGATCAATACGAGAAACGTAAAGTACATGAACATTTCAATTGTTTCAAAAAACCTCTTATTGTGTACGTCGGTGGTGGTGGTAGTGGTGGGTGTAAAGATACCCACATGGGTTATACTTACTAAAACTTAAGCCGAACGAGAGATGAAGTCGTGGATGAAAGCCGTCATATGGCTTTTGATATTTTACGTTATACTCATACACTTTTGTGCGGGCCGATGCAACAACATCAGCAGCAGCAGCGACGACGGCGGCGGCGGTGGTGGTGGCGGCAACGCCAACGCCAATTTCTTTACGCCCGGGCCCGCTTGCAACACGTACTACTACGGCGGTAAGGATTTGCGAGTGTGTCCCGCGGGCCGGGAGTTCAACTACCGTCTTCAGGCCTGCGTTCCGATCGCCGCCTACGACGGCTGCTACGCCAACTCCGTCGGCAAATACACAAATCTATACGCCAGATTCAAGGCAATGAAAAAAGAACGTCTACAACAGCAGAACAACCATAGTTTTCGTTAATGTTGAATAAAATAAAAAAAAGAACCATCTTTTTTATAATTGTAAATTTTATTTATCCAAAAACATGTCGAGTAAATGTTCGGGGAATAGAAACTCGGAGGGTAGAGTGCACAGGCTGGCCAGAGCCACGTTGTCGTTCTTGTAGCATATGTTGTCGTCTTTGAGGTAGACGTTTTGGAGAACGGTGGTGTTGTGGTAGATGTCTCCGCCGCCCACCTTGACGCGATTGTGCGACGAAATGTAATTGTTGAGGCTCTTGATGGCTCGGTCCGCGATCACATCAATGTCGGAGTTTTTCGTTTTTTTATAATTTTTCGTGCTCTTGACGAGATCCTTGCTCCCCTTGGCGCCGCACTTGATCACCGCATTGAACTCGCCCTGCAGATCGAACAGTTCCTCGTCGCCGCATACCATTTCCTCGTCGTTTATCATTTCGCTGAGTCGTTGAAAGAGCAAGTAGCTGGCGTTGGAGCTCAAGACTAGGGCGCAATCGCGCAGCAGCAGATCGAGACGCGCCGAGAACACGGCGTTTCGATGCGTCTTCCATATCCTTTTCAGCATCGGCATTGACGCGAGCAGCGAGTTGATTTTGTGTTTGTTCTTGTAGAGATAGTAGATCTGCTGCGAGACGAACGCCAGTCGATTCTTGTCGAAGCATATGAAGTTGTAGCGCGGGTCTCCGTACAGCAGGCATTCGAGATCGATGAGCGAATTGGGTTTGGGCAGAAACGTAATGACCTTCTTGTCGCCGTCGCAGTCCGTGTTGGCGCCGGTGAATATGCCTAGGCCGACTTTGACGCTCCAGTCGGTGTTGTCGACGGGCTGAACGACGTCCGAGACTTGGGTGCTGAGTTGCGAAATGTTGGGATGGCGCGTCGTCCACGCGCGGACGTTGGTCACGTCGCGGCCGTAGTAGCGCTGGATGCTCGTCTTGGGCGGCACGACCACGTTCGGTCCGTTCAGACATTGCACGTTCGCGTAAAAAGAGGCCGTGTTCAGGAACGTCGAGTACAAAAACTGTCCGGCGTATCCGTTTTTGCTCTGAAATTGATCCTTGATGATGCCGTGGTTGAACTTGATCTTTTGCAGCTGACCGCTAATGTCGATGAGGCCGGCGTCGTGTTTCGAATTGAAGCACTTGTTTAGGAATATGATCACGTTATGGTCCCAAAGAATAAAGTTGGGGATGATTAGGTAATTGATGTTGTCTGTGAATTTATTGCGTTTCAACTTTTTCAAATAAACATTGGACGGCAAGTCACGTACGACTATCGTCGTCGCCATTAGTATGCGACTCAGCATTTCGGTGTGTTCGTTGCGCTCGTCGCGTTCTTGGTACACGGAGATTAATTGCTCGATGAGACTGTTGAAGAAATTTATCTTTATCCGTTTAATGTCGGCGATAATGTTTCTGAGAAATTGTTTAAACTCCGTGATGTTGCAAAAGAACACGTTGTCAATGTCGTTGGGATCGTAGAGAAGATCGAAACTGGACGAATTCTTGGGAACAAACACAATGGTCGACGGCGGCGACATGTTGTCGCGCGGCGAGTTTGTACTGTATTAACGATTGGAAATTAATAAGAGGGTATTTAATTTAAATTCAGAGTTTTTTCAAACTAACATGACGACCGCCAGTGAATTAATTAACGTACCTATTCTAAAAAACTTGATCAAAACCGAAATCGACCGCAACGTCGCCAACAACATCACGATACTAAATGGTAAATTGAAAAAACTCGAGGACGACCATCTCAACGATTGGGTGGAGGTGTACGGCGTCCACGACACCCGGCTCTACAACAAGAAGGTGCGTAACAATTACGTGAAAAAGATTTGCGTGCTCCTGCAGCTCGATTACAAGTCGGTCGTCGAGAGCGACTACGAAAAGAACCACATCAAACTGAAGCTGAACGACGCGGCCACGGCGCGCGAGTGGCAGAATCGTTCGAGAGAGGTGCGCCTAAAGAATTATGACCTTGAAATAGATTTCGACGGGCCAATCAAGATTTTCGTGGCCGCGTCGCCGGAACACAAGCAGCTGTTGAAGAAGACGCGCGACGCGCTCTTGCCGCACTACAAGTACGTGTCGTTGTGTAAGAAGGGGGTGATGGTGCGCGAGAACGAGCGCAGTAAGATATTCATAGTCAAAAACGAAAACGACATCTACGATCTGTTGGGCAAGATGTCGGTGGCGGCGCACCCAATTTAATTTATCATCGACAATGCGCACGTGAGAGCGATAAGCTTGTATCGTTTTCTCGAAAATGATGCAACATTCGTTTACATGGTGCAATATTAGTGATAAGCTATCAAGTTGAATCTCATATAAAAGTTTACAACGACTAAAGACTGATTATACTTGCCAATTGACAAGACTGACTACGACAACGACGACGCTATCGTGTCTATAGAGAGGCTAAAATGGAAATGTATTATTATTTTAAACAGGCGTTTGCCTCAATGTTTTTTAATAATCGTGATCATGAACATGATGGTGATGACGATGATGTTGATGATTATCATCAATACGACGACAACTACGAAGATTTTTTGAATAATGGATGGGGATTGAAAGATTTGAAAATAACTAAAAGACCGCCCTTTGTGGCTAGAACGGTGCCGTATTTGTCGTCTAACCTAGACCGCTTCGATTTAAAAACTCAATTACCAATCGACGATGC